GCGGCGGAGGAGGAACTACGCGTAGCCCAGCGGCGAGGCGCACGGCTGACACCGATGCTGAACAACCTGCACAAGCACCTTAGTGAGAACAGGTTCGCGGAGCGGTTTGTCGCCGCACTGGAGCACGACGTTCGGAGACACGCGTGAACGTAACCGAGAGGACGATCGTCACAGTCGAACTTGTGATCGCGCTGCTGGGCTGCTGGTCGTTCGTCGTGTTGTACACGCGCACGTGGGCGTGGTGGCGCAACGACGTGGGTCGCCACCTAGTGGCGTTCTCGTCAGCGCTCGGTCTGCTGCTGGCGTTCTACGTGCTTCGACTCGTCTGGCGTGACATGCCCGGCACCGGGTTAATCACGGTGATTCTCATGACCTTGCTGACCGTGGTCATTCTGTGGCGACTGCTACTATTCATACGCATTAAGCGTGATGTTCAGCGAGACCGTACCGACGGTAAGAAGGTAGAGTAGTGGCACGGATGCCCGGCGCTGAGTGGGTCGGACCGCATCACGACAACGGCGAGATGCAGCGGTACGACGTCGTCTGCGTGCACACGATCGTCGGTAACCCACCGGCGCACGCGGCGCACTTCTCGACGCGCGCGGACGGTCACATCTACCAGTCACGTGACACGCGGTTCAGGTCGGCGGCGAACAAGGACGGCAACCACCGCGTCATCGCGATCGAAAACGACGACTGGGGTTCACCGTTTCCCGCGTGGAACGACAGTGACGGGCACGCCGTGCCGTCGTTCACGTCGCAGCAGGTCGAGGCCGTCGCGCGGATCTGCGCCTGGGCGCACAAGACGCACGGCGTCCCGCTGGTCCGCTGCCCGGACAGCCGACCCGGCTCGCGCGGCGTCGCGTACCACCGGCAGGGCATCAACGGCAACTTTCTCGCCGAGGGCTACCGCTACCCCGGACGCGTCACCGGCGGCGAGGTCTGGACGCGGTTCCGAGGCAAGGTCTGCCCCGGTGACCGCCGGATCGCGCAGCTACCGCAGATCATCGTGCGGGCGCGTCAGCTCGCCGGACTAGGAGGAGGCTTCCTCGTGGCACTGTCGGACGCGGAGCAGGACGACCTGTACGCGCGCGTTAAGCGCATCGAGACCATGCTTAAGAACGTCGAGGCGTTCGTCGAGCCGCTGGACGACTGGACGACACGCGGGCAGTGGCTTGCCAAGAGCGTCAGCGCGATCCGGAACGCCGACCTGCCGGAGCTCGAGACGAAGGTCGACCAGTTGCTCACGGACAACGAGACGGCGGCAGACCCGGGTGCGACTCATACGTGAGTTGTACTCTGGTTACCACCGACGTCGTGAGAGGAAACTGATGGCCGACCCGAAGACCGCCCCCAAGGCGACCAGCACGCGCACCGCGTCGCCTAAGACCGACGTCAAGCCGGTGACTAAGACGGACACCGGAGCGGGAACTAAGGTCGACGCTACCGTCGACGTGCGGTCGACGACCCGGGCGTCGGTGACGCCTTCGGTGACGCCGCCGACCGCCGTCCGACCGACGGAGCCCGAGCGACCGGAACGGCAGGTCAAGTACGGTCCGCGACTTGGCGTGACGCTGAACGTCGCGGTCGTCACGAACGCGTTTCACAACGCGCTGGCGTCGCGGTCGGTGCGGTACGTGCAGTACGCGCTGCACGATCGTGGGTTCGAGCCCGGCAACGACCGAGGTCAGGTCGACTACGACACGCGACGCGCGTACGCCGAGTTTCAGGACAGCATCGGCGAGCGTAGGACCGGTGTTCCGACCGACCACTCACTTAACGTCTTAGGATTCGACGTCAGCTAGGAGGAGCCATGCTCACCACGGCGTTCTGGATCGGCATGTTCGATCGTGCGGTGAAGTCGTTCTGCCAGGCGCTGCTGCTGCTGTGGGGCGGCGACCAGCTGCTGAACATGCTCGAGATCAACGTCGGTGCGGCGTTCGGCTACGCGGCCATGGCCGCCGTGCTGTCGATCCTGACGTCGTTCGTCTCGGCGCCGGTCGGTGAGTCGGGTACCACGTCGTTCCTGCCCGGTGGCCACTGACGCGTGCATCCGGTACTCAGCTTTGTCCTGCTGGCGCTGACGTCGTACCGGCTCACGCGGTTGCTGGTCGTCGACAAGTTTCCGCCGATCCTCTGGGTTCGTGAGCGACTGACCGGTAACGAGGACGAGGGGATCTACCCGTGGCGTTGGGTACCGTTCTGGCTCGAGTACCTCGCGGGCTGCTACTGGTGCGTGGGCGTCTGGACGGCTGGAGCGGTTACGCTGCTCGCAGCGTGGACGATGGACGTACCGTACCCACTCTTGTACTGGGGCGGGTGCGCCGCCGTCGCGTCGTGGCTCTGCCACCTCGAGGAGTTCCTGACGCGTAGGTAGGAGGCGCGATGCCGTGGCCCTGGCAGCGTAGGTGGCCGACCGCGCCTCTGGAGCGAAACGGTCACGCCGTCGAGGCGTTTGCCGACGCGGTCGTCGCCGCACCGGCACCGACACCGCCACCGGAGCCGGGTAACCTGACGGCCGCCGCGTTGTCGATCAACGCGATCATGGGCGGCCGCAAGGCGTTGGTCCCGCAGTACGAGTCCTGGCAGCGCGAGCTCTGGGACTACTACGACTCGCTCGGTGAGTTCGGATACGCCGTCACGTGGCGCGCCAACATGATCAGTCGCGTGCGGCTGCGCGCCGCGAAGCTGGAGACCGGCTCGGACGAACCGACGATCACCGACGTCGGACCGGCGGCCGAGATCGTCGCCGAGCTGACCAGCGACGTGAACTCGACGACCGAGATCATGTCCACCATGTCGACGATGCTCGACATTCCCGGTGAGGGCTGGCTGATCGGTGAGGAACGTAAGGGGAGTAACTACTGGCAGGTCCGCTCCAACGACGAGATCCGTAAGCGCAGCAACACCTACCAGGTGATCGACGAGGCGTCGTCGCTCGGCAACATGGAGTGGCGTGACCTGTCGGACGAGCACTTTATCGTCCGGATCTGGCGACCGCACAAGCGCTTTCGGCACCTGGCGTACTCGCCGGCGAAGGCGGCGCGCGCCGCGATGCGCGAACTGGAACTGGTCAACCGTCACATTCAGGCGCAGTACCTATCGCGACTCGCATCGGCCGGTGTCGTGGTGTTCCCGGACGAGATCACGTTTCCGGTCCGCGACGAGTTTCAGGACGAACCGGACCCGTTCGTCCGCGAGTGGATCGAGACCGCCGCCGAGTCCATCCGCACGCCTGGGACGGCCGCCGCCGTGGTGCCGATCCCGATCCGCGTACCCGGTGAGTACATCGACAAGATCCGTCACGTCGACTTCACGTTGAAGATCGACGAGCAGATCGTCGAGAAGCGCGACAACGCACGTCGCAACCTCGCCTCGATGATCAACGTACCGACCGAGCTGCTGTTCGACGCCGGTTCGCTGAACCACTGGGGGCTGTGGCAGCTCGAGGAGTCGGCGATCAAGATTCACATCGCACCGGACGTCGAGATCATCGCGGGCGGTCTGACGCGCGGTTACCTTCACCCACTGCTGCGCGCGCAGGGCGAGACCGACTGGGAGCAGTGGGTCGTCTGGTACGACGCGTCCGAGATCATCGCGCGACCGGACCGGTCCGCCAACGTGCTGAAGCTGTACGACCGGTTCGAGGTCACCGGTAAGGCGCTGCGGCGCGAGGTCGGTCTGACCGAGGACGACGCGCCGACGGACACCGAGCTCGAGAAGATCGTGCTTAAGAAGCTGGCGACCAACCCGCAGATCGGCTTCCTGGCGCTGCACGAGCTGACCGGCGCGACGGTGCCAGACATGACCATGGGCCAGCCCGACCGGGACGTCGTCGGCGAGCATAAGACCGACCACAGCTCGCGACGCGACCTACCGGACGAGGCGGACGACGCCAGCCAGGCCGGTGATCCGACCAGCAACGCGGACGCGGTCGGCAGCGGCGACGGCGGCGACCCGTCGAAGACCGAGTCGCGGGTCAAGGCGCGCGACGCGTTCTCGCTGCTGCAGGCGCGATCGCAGCACGTGCTCGAGTTCGGCGTGGCGGGTTGGAAGCTCAAGCACCCACTGCTCTGCCAGGAGAAGCTGTTCTCCTGCCCGTTCACGTTCGCGACGCGCGAAGGTGTCACGATCCGACCGGGCACCAACGGCGATTACGAGTGCTTCATGGGGCCACGTGGCGACGTGCGGATCGGGCGTCGCGTCTTTCCGCACGAGGACGAGCTCGTGACCGTCAACGGTTGGAACCTTCGTGGGGAGTGACGGTGAAGTACAC